ATCCAGTGTCTGATGTTACTGATAGATCTGGTAATCTATTATAAGGTATTTGTTCTACTATTTCAATAGCTGCGATTCTTCCATTCTGAACAATTGGTCGAATGTCATCCGATATTTCCGCATCCTCATATCCGATTCCGGGATCTTCAATAATCACATCTCTAATAAATGCTTCTTTTTCTTCAGAACCGTCAGCAGGGAAGTTTTCACCGGGGCTAAGTATTACAACTGAAGTCACTTGACCATAAGTTGGTGATTTCATATTTCTATCCACGATTGCTTTTCCGTATGCACCACGACCTTGATTACATTTATCATTGAAATCAATTAATGGGCCCTCCGCATATCCTTCACCCGGATTTGTGATGTCAACACCGATTATGCTTGCTGTTCTACTCAATGTACCAAACATATCCTCCTTATCAAACTTAGATATAAAGTTTCCAAGTATGACTTTACCTGTTGCACCTCGTCCACTACCACCAAAGATATCAATATTTGCAGGGCCACAACCAAAATCATTTCCAGTGTAGCAATTACCTCCTCCAATACCATGATCCGCTGCTTCACCAACTGTTGATCCAAATATTTTCCATTGTCCATACTGTTCTTCAAATTTAGATAATCCAGATGGAACACCACTATCTAAAAATCCCTTTGCTTTATCAATTAAGCCTGATGCTGTAGATGCTGCGTTAAATGCCTGATCCAAAAGTCCTTGACTTTCACCTTTTGTTTTATCTTTTTTACTTCCACCATCAATCACAAACTTTGAAGAAGATGTTTGTTTTTTAGGGGGTTGGCACTTAAAAACATTACCAACTTTTTTCATAAAATCAATACCACCAAGTATGAAGTTTTTCACATCAAAACTTGCACCTATCGGGCCTAAAATGTCAAGAATAGGACTAAGAAGTGGTTTTGTGATTGCTTGCACTGAGTCAGCAATCTTGTTTGTCAAACCACCAATAAATTGTTGAATCGCACAGGTAGGAGCATTTAACATGTTTTTAGTCATGCCTGTTAACATGTCCTTTATCACCCCACCCATCGCACCTGTCACCTTAGATGTTAGACACTCCATACCACTAAACATCTTATCTGTCACACCAGATAAGTTTCCTGCTAGACCTGTAACTATACCTAATGCACCGGGAACTTTACTTGCAAATACCTGACTTGCAAGTTTTGACATACCACCATCAACGAAAGATACTAAACTATCCTGTAGGGCGTTTGAAATACTTCCTATAAATGTTTGAGAAGCTGAACCAATGGACTTAGTGAGTTTACTTAATTCATTAGGTAAATCAGTAGCAAAATTATCAACTTTAGATACCATGTTAAAATAATTTTGTACTTTTGCCTCAACTTTCTCAAAAAATCTATCACTATCACCATCAGGTAGAATTATTACCTCACCTGTAGTTGCTGATAATGGTTCAAGAGGGAATAATTTAGCCATATCTTTATATGACTTATTCCTATCAAGCATTGAAGAAAAAGCATTTTTGTCAAAGGACTCTAATTCAAATTCAGTTAATGGAGTTATTGCAGCAAAATCATTAGGAAAATTAGTCTTAAGCAAATTAATATTATCCTCATATCCAACTGGATTATCTTTGATTAATTGAGTAAAAACTTTTTTTTGTTCAGGTTCTAAAAAACTAGGTATCGGAGATTTGGGTTTGAAAATCTCAGTGGTTTCACTTTCTAAACTATTTCCTCTTGGATTTATTCTAAGTGCTTTCCTAGCTTCTATTCTTTCTGCTAGAGTGCTTGGTAATGGTTCACCTTGAGATATTCCTGCAAAACTACCATTTTCATTAAAATGATGATAAACAGCCCCCTCCAGAACAGTTGCTTCTGATACTAATCTTTTTTCTAGTGCTTCAAATTTTCTATTCTCTTCTAAAAATTCTTCTGAATAGGTAGAAAATCCGTCAGAATTAGTCATATTGAAAATATCCTCCTATAGTATATTTATTAATCAAATGTTAAAAGGTTTCTTAATTCATCTCTAGTCTCATCCGATATTTCAAGACTCTCTGCTACATTTTTAAGTTGTGGAGTCAATCTTTCAGATACATTTTTTAATTCATCAAAAGGTGCTTCCTCAATAATAGTATCTTTTATACCAGAGACAACATCTCCAAGTTTACCTGCTGCTATCTTACTCTCATTTACTATTTCTTTAATAGTATCTTGATCCAATCCTTCAAAATCAAAATTTGAAAGACCTGTTGGATCTGTATTTGCATTTAACTGTTGGTTTTTTGGATCAAGACCTGCTGCTTCAAGTTTTGCATTGTTTACTTCTTTACCCTTTCCAGTACCTGTGCTACCATCATTACCTAAACCTTGCGTATCTTTATTATTTTGTTGATTGATTTCATTACCAGTTCCTGTCCCACCGGCTTTTAAATTTTCAGTCAAACCAGATCCAACTCCAAACTTACCACCACAATCTTTCTTTGCTGGTGTTCTTCCCATTATACCTGTAATAACTGGGAAATTTTGATCTGGTGATAAAAAGAATCCAAAAACAATATCATTCTGAGTGATTTTGACTGATTTCATTCTGTTCGCTGCACCACTTCCATCAGTCACACCTAACATAACTACTGCTGTATGACAGTCTTTATCCTCTACATTATCATTCTCAGAATATGTACCCATGATGCGTACTTTAAACCTATGACCCCAACCCATACCATTTAATTGAGCCTTTTGTGCCTTTTGGGATACGACTTTACCTATCCAAGGTTCAAGTTTTGAATTAAAAAAACTAGGTAATTCAAACATTAGTCTTTGCTCCTCTTGATACCATAAGTATCTCTTACTAAAGTTAACGATGTTATCGATCTACGATCCGTAAAATGATGACACAAATTTAAAATGAGATAATTACCACTTTGCTGTTCATCCTTTGCACCCTCTTCCTTATTAGCACTTGTGGATTCAATCTCCATCTTAATCACATTACCTGCTTCTAATTTAAGATTACATGGGATTTGAATATGCACCACTTGCGAATGTAATAAATTATATCTCATCACTGATGATGCTTGCCATTCTCTAGGATCATTATTAATTTCTGTGCTTGGGTTTGAATCTAAACTTCCAACATCTAATATATGATGAAATGTTTTTGTGAAACTCTTAACATCATCTGCAAAAGGAGGAGCTCCACCTAGAGTTTTTTTGACTCCCTCTTTGCTAATATCGTAGGTAACTTCTTCATAACAAAATGTTCTTGGATCAAAAAAGATGTTACGACTTCGATAAACACCACCTTTCAAAGATTTAATCACATCTTGATCTTTTTCAAATCTTGGTGGCATCATAATCTTATTATCATTACCGCCATCTTGGGTATTATCTTGTTTCAATGCACCAAAATAAACAAGTGTAAACTCTGGTTTCTGAGACACTAATTCATTTATAGACTTAAATTTAAATCCACTTTTAGTTTGATAAAAGAAAAATCCAGCATCTCCCTTTACAGGCACTGATCTTTTACATAAGTCTAATACTAGATCAAGACCTCCTCTACCTTTACCTAAAAAATTATACCCATTTTTAGTGGGTTCAATATCTAGTTTATCATTTCGTATTTTCAATTTTTCTTTAAGTATTTTCTTTACGGTATCACTTATTTTTCCCTTATACTTATCAAATATTGGGTCATCATTATTTTGTTTTAATTGTGGACTAACAACGGATAACAATACTGCCTGTCTATTAGATTCACGAGTCATCACAGGAGCTTTAGATACCTTAAAGGCATCTTTCTTGACAAATTTTAATTCACCAGTTTCATTCGATATGTTAAAAAACAAATCTTCTAATCCTGTGATTGGTAATGCCTCTTTAACACTTGTAAGTTTGTTCTTGTCATCCTCTAAATTACCACCTGCATCCATGTACATGACATTTGCAGTTACTGTTGGTGAATATAAACTCTCATAATAATCAACAGAAACCACCCCTCCCTTCAGTTCAACGGGATCTTTACCCTTTTTCTGAAGTTCAATTCTATTATACTTTGAAGGACTGACTGCTGACATTATACTGGTACTGCTACATTAGTTTGAACGACCTGTCTTTGAACTATGATAGTTTTACTACCATTAGTGCTATTACCATTATTTAACACAGAAACAGTGTCGTTAGTTTTTGCTTTAAGTTGAGAACTATCAAGTTTTTGGACTTTTCCATCAGAGTCTTCGACAATAATAGTTGATTTTAAGGGATTGATACCTAATTTGTTTTTATAAAATTCAATTTTTTTGTCAACACCCTCTATCTTAGAAGTTTCACCATTTTTTACATATTCAATTCTACGAGTCTCAGCTTCCTTTAATTTTTCTTTGTAAAATCCCTCTTCTTCAAGTTCTTTTTCTGTTTTTGTTCCAGTGACAGTGGTAGATGATTCTGATGTATCGGTAGTAGTCGTTTTTGTTGTGGTGCTCTCACTTGATGTTTCTGTGCCACTTGTTCCAGATCCACCATTACCTCCACCTGATGCACCAGATTTTTTAGCAGCATCATCAAAACCACCTTTGATTTTATTGACTTTATCCGTGATAGCATCTAAAGGTTTTAGTTGTTTTTTAAGAGCCTCAGCATCATCCATTAATTTTTTATTTTCTGCCTCTCTATCATTAAATTCTATACCAGTCACAAACGAAATAAATGGTTTGAAAAAATTAAATACTCTACTAAAAAACCCTGAGATTGAATTGAATACCTTTTTAATTGTATCTATCATTTTTGGTAGTGCATTAACAAGAATACCAGTCAACACTATCGCACCAAATTTCATTATGTTATCAAAAACATTTGCAACCTTTTTCACTGGTGATTTAAGAACACTTATCTTTTTTGGTTTTTTTGTTTGTTCAAGATTTTTCTCCTCTTGCTGTACTAATTTCTTCTGTTCAATATCATCAAGTAATTTTTCTTTTCTGATTTTTAATACTTGAGTTCTCTTAGTCCCAATTAGTAAAGAACTTCTAATATTAGATACATTTATTTTGAGTTGCTCTGCCTGTTGCATTACTCAATACCTAAAAGTTGAGGTGTAAACATCATATAATCATTCAAAGGATTTATTGAACTTACTGGTTCTGCTTCATTCGCAATCACTCCATCTTTTATTGGAACATCAGGCACTGGAGTTGTGATCGGGGGTAAGTCCTCTGTAATCACATTAATTTGATTTGCACCATCTGCTAACATCGCAAGAGTGTCATCACTATTTTTTATCTGACCATCAGTATCTGGAGTAAACAACTCAGGGCCTTGTTCTCCAACAAGTATTGTTCTACCTCTTGCACCTCTACCACCTCGTCTTCTTGCAATAATATCATCAATTTTTGACTCAAAGTCTGCTCTAACTCCTGCCTCAAGTTCTTTTTTCTTTTCGTTATCTGCTTTTGTAAAATATTTTCTTCCTTTATCTCTACCACCTGTTCTTGTACCAGACATTGAAACAGTTGCTTTTTGTTTATCCATTTCTGCTCTCATGTCATCACGAAGTTGACGAAGTTCTTTTCTTTTTGCCTGAACCTTTTGAAATAATGCTTCCTGTTCTGCATTTCTATCACCTTTTTTTATAAATCTCCCTCTGCTATTTGTATATCCAATTCTACCCTTAGAGTCCATACCAGCATCTTTAAGTTGTTGATCCAATTGATCTTGAGCGTCAACAAATGATGATCCACCTTCTATCTTTCTTTCAATAAATTCTGCTAATTTACCCGCACCTATTGCAAGTCCTATCGGTGCACCGATTAATGCAATCGCACCTAATATTACTGGGTTTGCCATAACAAATGCTAAACCACTAAAAGCAATTTTGATTGCTCCTATCACACCACCTAGTGTGCTGATTAAGGGTAGTGCAGCAAGGATACCCATACCAGCCAATATAAACTTCGCATTCTTTTGTATAAATCCAAAGAATTTTGCTATCTTTTCAGAGTTCTCAGGATTTCTGATAAATTCAAATGCAGCATTTCCAAGTATACCAATTCCAAGTGTCGCTGCTAAATTTTTTAAATTGTCAAACATATTTGCAACTGGTTGCAATGCTTTCATTGAAGTCTTTTTCAATCCACTTGCAACTTTCTTACCAGTGCTTTCTACACTTTTCTCATCTTTTGATACTTTACCTTTATTCTGCTCCTCTCTCAGTTTATCTATCTCTTCTTTTTCTTTTTCCTGTTCAACTGCAAGATCTGTTGATATAATTTTTGCAATATCTGCCAAAATCATATTTGACTGCATCAAAATTTTTTCAGTGCCTTTGGCATTTTTATTCATCAACTTGGCAGCATCTAATTTTTTTTGAGCCTTTTTAAATTCTTTTAAATTAATATCTGCCTGCACTTCTGCAAGTGTTTGTAATTTCTTTGGTCTACCTCTCCCCCTCTTTGGTGTAACTTCAGCAGCATCACCCATGCCCATATCCATGAGTTTAGTAACATTTATTTTAGGTGTGTTTTTTACTGCCACTATGAGTTACTTTGTTGTCTTTTTAAATTTTCTTCTTCAATATATTGTTTGAGTAAAGCGACATACACATCTCTTTCCCAAGGCATCATGTTTTCAATCTCAGTCAATGAGTATTTATGATGCTGAATCAGGGCAAAATTAATTTTATAGTATGACTCCAGATTCGTGTGGGCCATACCTAACTGAAAAAAGCAGCTAGACCCTCCAATACAACATCTGATTCAACTCCAGTTTTTGGATTTGTAACCTTAACTTTATGAGATAATTTAGGCATTGAATCAAAAAACTTTTCAACCTCTTTAAATTGTTTGGTATTTAATTGATCAATAAATCCATCCAATTCCTCTTGAGTACATTCATCAGCATCCCAACTTTCCTCCTCATCATATACCATATCAATACAACCTGATAACATACTAAGTGATTGATTTACATTTGTTGATTCAACATCAAAATTATTTTCAATAAATTGTTTCATTGAAGGATACTTCAATTTCATAGAATACTTATCATCAAGTTTAATAATACTATTATGACCTTTTGTTTTTTTGACTTTGATAGAGTCTATGTTGACAGCCATTTCCACAGCAGTGACTCCATCATCAGGGCAAGTCACATTCACTTCAACTGTCTCACCTACAGACTTAGATCGAACATTTAAAAATAAATATTCAATGTCAAATGTAGGTAAAGTAGTAACATCTACATTTTTAGTAAGAATACATGATGTAAGTATATCAACAATTGCATCACTAACCTGTTTCGAGTCGTTTGATTCTAAAGCAAGTATTAATATTTTTTCTTCACGAACTAAAAACGGGCGATACTTAATTTTTTTATTGTTCGATGGCAACACCAATTCATAAGTTGGAGTACTAATCTTTGGTAAAGGCATAATTATTCAATTCAGTGTTTTATTTAGTATTATATCACGAATCTATTTGATTCGCAACTATATAGCGGTCATAATTGAAACTTACAGTAACTTTAAGTAAATCTGCAGCTCCATATGTCACAGGCATAGGAGATATTGATTTTGGAAAAGCATTAATGAATTGATATCTTAATTTTCTTTTCATATTCTTTTCAAACTTTGTGATAAACATCGTATCACACTTATATGAATCAGGATATCTCATTCTTCGATAGAATGGTTTTTGAAAATCAGCAACTTCACTTCCAGCACCACTTGAAATGTAGTCCATCCAACCTTCAAATATATTCAATAATGTGTAGTCCTCATCCACATAGAATGTAAAGTCTATGTCAGTATAAATTCTCGTATGAGCAAACTCCTGTGGAACACCCATAAAATTATCTTTTACCTCTGCTGTTGCGTATGCAGTTGCAGGTAACGATGCATCATTACAGAGTATACCAGCTTCACGACTGATAAAGTCTTGTGCATTATTGATTCTTTTATCAAACCTAAGATAATTTATGACAGCACCATTGATGCCAGCAAAATGAACTTGATATTGATTATTCAGCGATAAACTACCAAATTTGACTTTGGCATCGGTCATCGTGATTTTTTGTACAAAACTCACGCTAAATACCTATATGATTTTTCTTATTATTATTTATGTCATATAAAGGGAGATATTCACCATCTTACCCACGAAAGTATAAAGGTAATCCATCAAACATCATATATCGTTCACTTTGGGAACGAAAATTCATGGTTTACTGTGATTTGAATGAGAATATACTTGAATGGGGTAGTGAGGAGATTGCAATACCATATCGATCTCCAATTGATAATAAAGTTCATAGATATTTTCCTGATTTTTATGTTAAACTAAAGGAGACTACAGGTAAAATCAAAAAGTATATTATCGAAGTCAAACCTAAAAAACAACTTAAACCTCCTAAAAAACCAAAAAGACAAACAAAAGGTTATCTTTATGAAACTTATGAGTATGCTCGCAATCAAGCAAAATGGAAAGCAGCATCAGAGTATTGTAAAGATCGATTGTATGTGTTTAAGGTAATGACTGAGGATGAACTCGGAGTCAAATGAATCGTATTAGTCCAGTATTAGATCGTTTAATCGGAATCGAAGATCCTGATGAATTAATGACAGAAATTACTGAAGTAGTGAGTGACACTGCATCAGCACCACAAGCAGGTCAATTCTTTTTATTTTCATATGCACCATCATCAACTGGTAGATATGATGCAAACCCTTTAGTTGCAGTCACAGATGTATATTCATGGGGATTTCGTGGAACTAATTTTCATCATGGTGAAGCACGATCATATTCATTCGCAAATGTTACTAGTAGCACATATCGTGTCTATCCTGAAGAGATTACCGACCTTCAGGCTCTACCTTTCGGTAAAATGCGTCTAAATAGTTAAAAAAAGAGATATATGCCCAATTTTCCCCCAAATTATGCTGAACAAGAGAAGTTTTTTGCATCTAAAGAGTATCAAACTGGTGCTAAAGAAGCAATTAAGAATAATCAACCTCTTCCAAAACCACCAGCGTCAACTAAAAGCGAAATTAATAATTCGACAAAAGGACAGGCTTCTTCAAAGTCTCAGCGTCGTGGTGGAGTTTTAAGATATCCTCTTGAGGCACTAACAGGCACTACTGATTACTTACAAATCAATATAATTGAATATAAGAGACAACCAAATCAACTTACTCGCCCAGCTGGATTTGGTGCAAATACTTTGAACAGTGCAGTTGGAGGAACTACATCAGGATCACTAGCACGAAAGTCTGTGATAAATGACGGATCTATACTTTTACAAGTACCATCAAATGTTCAAGATGGTAATGCAGTCAACTTTGGTGATAGTAGCATGAATACTCTTGTTGGTGCTGCTGCCGGAGTAATAGGAAATACGATGCAAGCAGGGGGAAAAAGAGTAGCAGAAACTATCGAAGGTAAAAAAACTTTATCTAGTGGATTAGGTGCCTTTGGAGCCGATGTTAAAAAAGATTTAAAAGAAAGATTTGGTGATAGTACAGGTCTAGGGCAAGCAGCTCAAAACTTCATGAATGCAAAACTTACATCATCAGCACTCGGTATATTTGGTGGTAATGTTTCAGCACAACAATTACTTGCAAGACAGCAAGGGCAAATATTTAATCCTAACTTAGAATTATTATTTGATGCTCCAACCCTTAGAAGTTTCACTTTTTCTTTTAAGATGACTCCAAGAAGTCAGCAAGAAGCGAGACAATGTAAATTAATTATTAGATCATTCAAACAAAACATGGCTCCAAAAGCAAATCTTGAAGGTGGTCAAGTAGGAGGCACAGGTATATTTTTAAAAACCCCAAACATATTTGAATTAAGTTATAAAAGAGGAGGTGGTAATCACCCCTTCTTACATAAATTTAAACAGTGTTTCTTAACAAATTTTTCTGTGAACTACACAGCAGAGGGCACTCATACTACATATGATGATTCAACACCAGTATCAATGACTATGGATATGACATTTAAAGAGATTGAACCAATATATGATACTGACTATAAAGATAGTGACAATTCAGTAGGATTCTAACATGGGATATTTTAGAGAATTACCAACATTACGATACCCATCTTTTCTAAGTGATAAGAACTCATCACTCGATTATGTTGATGCAAAAAATTTATTTCGTCGTGTCAAATTAAGAGAAGATTTACAAAGTATCATCACTTTGTTTGATAAGTATGAGATACCTGATGGATTTAGACCAGATAATGTTGCAGAAGAATTATATGGTAGTGATACACTAGACTATGTTGTGATAGTATGTGCAGGTATCGTTAATATTCGTGACGAATGGCCACTTTCAAATAAAGATTTATATGAGTATTCAGAAAATAAGTATGGTGTGAGTGGTTTAACAGATATAAAATATTTTGAGACAAAACTTGTAAAAGACTCCTCTGGAAAAGTTATACTTCCAAAAGGTAAAAGAGTAGATCAGAATTTCAAACTATCGTACTATGATGGTGGTATTACATACACAAATGATCTAACAAAACTTGGTACAAATGTAGCGAGTATACCAAACCCTATCAATGCTATATCTAATTACGAATATGAGACTTTAAGAAATGAAGAGAAAAGAAATATATTTGTTTTGAAAAATGGATTCTTACAACAGTTCCTTGATGACTTTAAGGAGATTATGACATATGATGAATCTTCTCAGAGAATTGATGACAATACAGCACAAACAGAAAATTTAAACATAAGTATGCCATAAAAAAAGGGAGGTTGCCCTCCCAGTATTTTAGTTTTCAGCGAGTTGTTGGAAATACGATAGTGTATCATCGTCTTCAATTTCACTTGAACTTGAAGCAACAGAAGAAACTGTCTCTCTTGTCTCTGCGACAGGAGTTGTGAACTCCTCTTCTTCAATCTCAGGATCTTGAGCAATTGGTTTTGCACCTCTCTTACCAAGAACATACTCTAAACGAGTTTTAAGTTCATCGTAAGTCTTGAATTGTGTAGGAGCAACAAACTCAGAAAGTGATAACTCTTTCTTCCAGATTGCTTCCATCGCATCATCGTCATCTAGTAATGGTGATACAGCAGCAAACTCACTTGAATCATAATTACGGTATCCAGCAACATTCTTAGCTTTCAATTTAAAGTTAGCACCCTGCCAGAAATC